TCATCTAACTGTTAAATAACTTCCTAATATCATAAATGCACCAGCGATTATAAACGCAAGTGATACATTAATTGTATATACTCCATAAATTATAAGTCCTGCACCTATTACTTCAGCTAGTGTTGTTATATAGTTTTTCATCTATCCTTTCCTTTGCTATTTTATAATATTCTTTGTCTAACTCTATTCCTATAAAATCTTTATTCATTTTTTTTGCAACTACACCTGTTGTACCACTACCCATATATGGATCAAACACAATTTTGCTATTTTCAAAACATAATAAAATATCTTCAACAAGTTTTTCTGGATATGCCCTAGTATGATTATTTTTTGTACCAACTGGTTTCCAATCTTTAGTATCAAATAAATCGTGGTGATTTATAGCGTTATATAATTTTGTTTTTGGATTTTTGACTAACCAATAAACTCTTTCTGTCATTGGATAAAATCTTATTTTGTCAAAATTTTGACTTCTATTAAACCAAACTAATTCTTGCTTTATTATGCACTTTGTTTTTAAAATCCACTCATAAGGTGTGGTTTGAATACCATTTTTAATTCTGTTCTTATGATTATAAAAAATACTTCCAGTATCTTTTGTAATTCTATATATTTCGTTTAAAACAGCAATTTGTTGTTCTTGATATTCTTTTTCTGGTAAATCGTCATTATATGCTTGATGATAATTGTTTCCTGTATGGTGTTTGTTACCTAAATTATAAGGTGGACTTGTTATTGTTATATCAACTGTATTATCTTCAATAGTTTTCATTACTTCTAAACAATCGCCATTGTATAATTTCATAAATTAATTATTGATACTTCTGGTTCATCATCTAACGGTTCTGGTGCAGTTATTCTGTCAAGCATTAGAACCATAGCTATTGCACCGTCAATCTTTCTTTTACTTCTACCCTTTGATAAACGCCAACCCATATCAGTAGTACGTTGTGCTGCACTCATTACTTGATCTGTAAACGTTGGATCGCCATTGTGTCTTACTTTTGTGTTTGCAATCAAATCGTAAGCGTTACCACACGCTGGTATCATACGTGAGTGCGTCTGTGGAAAGTTTACCATTGGTACACCTCGGTCTAACAATACTTGTGCTGAACGTTCAAAAAATGCTGGATCATATGCAACTTCTTTAACTTTGTAGTCTTTCATTAATGAAACAATAAATGCTTCTATTTCTTGATAATCCATAAAATTTTCATCATTTGGTAGCCATATCTTAGAAAGCATATTGATTACTTCATTATCATCTTTCTGACCATACACTATTGCAACGCTATCGTGTCGTAATGCCATATCAACACCAACAAACGTATCTAGTCCCTGTTCTAATTCTAATTGTTCATCTTGACAAGCTAACCATTTTTCTATTTCTATCCAACTTTCTTCTTCTGTTCTTGTCCATTGATTTAGGTGGTATCGTTGAAACTCGTTTATTGGTAATGACTTATGCCTACGTCTTAGGTTTTCTATTGGCCACCAATCATTTGTTATTGCTGGGTTAACTTTTTCCCAAATGTTTTCATCTGTTGGTGTGTCGTCATCTTTTGCACCTATCCATTTAAAATAAAACTCTGGATCATCTTGTTTACCTGCTTCTTTTAATAATCCACGTTGATACATACGACCTGCCATACTATCTAAGTCGTGTCCAGCTGTTGTAATGTTTAGCACTAATCCGTCTTTACGTTTAGCTGTATTGTTTGATAAAACATAATGTACACGTTCTAAGTTAATATTATTCCACTCGTGTATCTCATCAGCAATAAAGCAACTATTTCTACCACCGTCTGCTGTTCCTGCTTTTGCTGCAACTCTAAATGCTCTACCCGGTGCGTTTTTTACTTGTATTTCGTTTTCAAACGTTTCAACCATATCACGTAAAAATATACTTTCTTCACACATAGTTTTCATAGTTCCAAAGACTAGGTTTGCTTGTTCGTAACTTGCAGCAGCAACTGCCACTAACGGACTTGTAACGCCACTTCCTAAAAGTTCGTACAATCCAATCGCTGCTGCTAAAGCTGTTTTACCATTTCCTTTTGGTAATCCTATTAACGCTTCCCTGTATTTTCTTTCGCCATTATCTTTAATTTCATACATTTCATAAATAATTGCTTGTTGCCATTGATCTAACTTAAATGGTTCACCAAAAAAATCACCCTCACCGTGTACGCAAAACTTTTCTATAAACTTAACTACTCTTGCACCTTTTGTTTCTGGTAAGCTAATCATTTTCTATATACTCCCAACAATCTTCACAATATTTTTTATCTTCATCATCACCAAAAATAAAATTAGTACATTTATGTTTTGGTTGTTTAAAAGTAATATATATTTTATCAAATACTTTTACTTCTTGTTTATCAATTATAT